CCCATAGACAAAAATGGTTTATAAATGATCAAGGTTTAAGAAATACTATGAATGAGGCATTAATTCCTGATTGGACACCTAATAAGAGTCAAACTGCAATTACTGTTCAACACAATTTAGGGAGACAAAAAAACCCTCTTAAATCATCAATAGCTTTTTGGGATGCGAATAAAAAAGAACATGTAATAAGAACTACGTTTGAAGAAGCTTGGGAAAAAGCTAAAAAATCTAAGACGCCTTTAAAAGATAAAAAGAAAGCATTTAATGTTTTTAAAACTGACATAGAAAAATTAAATATTAAATCTCAACCTAACATGGTTAAAAGAATGAGAGATTTTGGTACTGAATTAAATTTAGAAGATGCGGTAAGATTATCTAAAGAAAAAGGAGCGACAATTCCAAAAGGTACTTATAAAGAAATAGAAACCTTTAACAAACAACTTTTAAGATTAGGTGATTGTGGACTGTACGCCGGTGGTAGAGTTGGTTTTAAAAATGGTTCTAAATGTATTAGGCGAGCAATAGACAAACTAAAATCTGGAAAACTAAATGCTTCTGAAAAGAAAATAGTTGATGCTATGGGTGATGGTTTAAAAAAAATAGGAGGCAAAGGAGGAATGCCTAAAAACTTCTGGACGACTGCACTTAAAGGTGAGGGTTATTTTGCATTAGCAGATTTTGCCAACAACTTAACTAAAGGTCAAAGCTTAGATAAATCTTTTAGTAATGCAATTAAAACAGCTACGTTTGGTTTAGCTGACTTTAAAGGTAATGAAAGAGATTTATTAAAATATGCTAAAGAAAGAGGTTTAGATACTGAAGCTGTTAAACAGTGGATGGACTATGGAAAAACTTATGGCAAGTATGAAAAAGCTTATGAAGATATGGATCGTGCTACTGAAATTTTAGCAAGTGATGAAATTGTTGGTCCTGATGATTCTATGTTACAGACATCTGTTATTGAACAAACACCATCTAGAATTAAAAAACTTGACGAGCAACTTACAGAAAAAGAAAAACAAGAAAGTATTTATAGTGGTAAAGGTTCTAAAGATTTTAATGAAGCAATAGAAGGTGTGATTGCAAGAGAATGGAATAAAACTGCTGGTACTCCATTAGATAGAGGTTTTAGAAAAATGGTTGGTATGAAGGGTGATGAAGGTTTGTTGTGGGGAATACTTGGAGGCTTAACGAGAGAGGGTTTTGAAAAACTAGGGTTAGGTGAACATGAGGCATTAAAAGGATTTAAACCACAAACAGTTATGAATTATCATCCAGTTTATGGTTATAAAGAAGATATTAAAAAAATCATTAGAGAGGGCGATAGTCCTATGGAAGATATGTTAATGTTTATGGAAAAATATTATCCTAGTTCTGCGTTACTTGAAGAAGCGATGAGAGGAAAAGAAGCAGGAAATCTGCAAGCGAGTGAGGGCTATGATCAAACAGGATGGGGATTAATGAAAAGACCTCAACAAGTAGATATGGGAACTTACGCTTATGATCCTAGTTTAGGATACAATTATGCAGGCGGAGGAATCGCTGGAATTAGAAGACCAAGCGCCATTCCACCTGAATCTGGGCCAACTCCTTATGGGTTGCCTTCAATGTTAAACCGTGTTAAGAAAGTATAGGAGTATAAATGGCAGATATAGATAAAGGACTCCCTAATACACGAACAGAACTTAAAGTTCCTGGTGAAGAGGAACTTGTAGACTTAAGTGTAAAAGAGGAAGTTACAGAACAAGAACCAGTAGAAGTCACGCCAGAAGAAGATGGTGGTGCAACAATTAATTTCGAACCAGGAGCAATCAACATTCCTGGAACAGAATCACACTTTGATAACCTAGCAGATATTTTACCTGAAGATGTTTTAGAGCCGATCGGAAACGAGCAAGCTGGAAACTATATGGATTATAAATCTTCTAGAAAAGATTGGGAAAAAACTTATAGAGATGGTTTAGATCTTTTAGGATTTAAATATGAAAACAGAACAGAACCATTTCAAGGAGCTTCAGGTGCAACTCACCCTGTACTAGCAGAAGCAGTTACACAATTCCAAGCACAAGCATATAAAGAATTATTACCGGCAGATGGACCAGTTAGAACCCAAGTAGTTGGTGTTCAAACTCCAGCAAACGATTTACAAGCTCAAAGAGTAAAAGATTATATGAACTATCTTGTTATGGACAAGATGAAAGAATACGAACCAGAATTTGATTCGATGTTATTTCATTTACCATTAGCAGGATCAACGTTTAAAAAAATCTATTATGATATGACTATGGGAAGAGCAGTTTCAAAGTTCGTCCCTGCAGATGAATTAGTAGTTCCGTACACAGCTACCTCATTAGATGATGCGGAAGCTATTATTCATGTGATTAAAATTCCAGAAAACGAGTTGCGAAAGCAACAAGTTTCTGGGTTTTATAGAGACATAGAATTAGGCCCACCAGGAATGGTGACTTCAAATGAATTAGAAAAAAAAGAGCGTGAGCTAGAAGGAACAAAAGCTACAGGTAGACAACAACCTATCTATACTTTGTTAGAATGCCACGTGAATTTAGATCTAGAAGGATTCGAGGAGGTTGATTCAAACAATGAACCTACTGGAATAAAACTAGAATCCAATACTTCGTCCACTTCAAATTTCTGCCAGGACTAGGATTTTACGGATTCGGACTCATTCACATGATTGGCGGATTGAGTCGTACGGCAACGGCGGCTCTCCGTCAATTATTAGACGCTGGAACTTTAGCTAACTTACCTGCAGGATTTAAGCAGAGAGGTGTTAGAGTTCAGAATGAAGCGGACCCAATTCAACCAGGTGAATTTAAAGATGTAGATGCACCGGGTGGAAATTTAAGAGATGCTTTCTTTCCACTACCTTATAAAGAACCTTCTCCAACATTATTACAGTTATTAGGAATTGTTGTTCAAGCTGGACAAAGATTCGCGGCTATTGCTGATATGCAAGTTGGTGATGGTAATCAAGGTGCAGCTGTAGGAACTACGATTGCTCTTCTTGAGAGAGGATCAAGAGTTATGTCTGCAATACACAAAAGATTGTATGCAGCAATGAAAAAAGAATTTGGATTACTTGCAACTATTATTGCACAGTACTTACCACCAGAATATCCTTACGATGTTGTCGGTGGTGCAAGAACCGTGAAGCAAATGGACTTTGATCAAAGAGTAGATATTCTACCTGTTGCTGATCCTAATATATTCTCAATGTCACAGAGAATAACATTAGCACAAACTGAAATGCAATTAGCTACAACTAATCCACAAATGCACAACATGTACAATGTTTATCGAAACATGTATGAAGCAATTGGAGTTAAGAATATTGATTCAATATTACCACCTCCACCACCAAGTGCTCCTAAAGATCCAGCTATAGAAAATATAGATGCATTATCTGGAAAACCTTTTCAAGCGTTTCCAGGTCAAGACCATAGAGCACATATTACTTCACACTTAAACTTTATGGCAACTAACATGGTTAGAAATGCTCCAATGGTTATGGGTGCATTACAGAAAAATATTTTAGAACACATAAGTTTAATGGCACAAGAACAAGTGCAGTTAGAATTTAGAGAACAAATGAAACAAATGCAACAACTTCAACAAATCGCTCCCCAGAATCCACAAGCGGCAGCTGATTTACAAATGATGTCTCAAACAATAGAAGCTAGAAAAGCTGTGTTGATTGCAGAAATGACTGAAGAGTTTATGAAGGAAGAGAGACAAATAACATCTCAATTCGATCATGATCCATTACTTAAATTAAAGGAAAGAGAAGTTGATCTAAAAGCTAGAGAGACTGAGAGAAAAATAATGGAAGATGAGAATAGACTAACTCTTGATACAGCTAAACTTGTACAAGATAGAGATTTGACTGAAGAGAAAATGGAGCAAGATCAAGATTTAGCTGAAATGAGAGACGAGACAGCTATGGATAAAGCTTTATTATCTGCGGATACCAAACTGTATTCAGATCAGATGAAACGTAAAGATGTAAAGACCTTGAAAGGTCCTAGAAGATAGTATAAAAAACCAATAGGAGAAAAATATGAAAA